AAGATAAGAGATCTTGAGGGTAACAGCCCAACTACCACTGCAAGGCTCCGATCAATCTTGGCACAAATGGTTGATAGCTTAAAAGGTTGGGAGAATGAAAGTGCAGCTTATATGATTGATGAACTGCAAAACTTGGCAGAGTTTCAAGTCGGCTTTGTGCAAGATCAACTGCAAAGAGTTCTGCCAAAAGGTGAGTTCCAGGTAAACACAGTTGCAGTTTCACCTGACTTTGCAAAATCAATTGTAACGAAAGATCCTACTGCAATGACTATCAGATTGAGGGATAAAGATGGTGTTTTTAGGTCTGCTCAGTTTGCTTTGACTGCTAAAAGAGGATCAGAGATATCATTACCAAATGGCGACACCGTAAAAAAAGCATTTAGAGGTATTTCTGAAAATTCTGCTTCAAAACTGTCAAGAGCAATAAGGCTTGGAGTTTTAGAAGGAGAGTCTTTGCCGAAGATTGCACGAAGGCTTAAAGGCCCAAACCTTAGATTCAATGCAAAGCCACAAAATTCAATCGCATTAAACTCTGCATTAAAAAATTCTGAGGGGATGCTTTTATCAAATAAACAAATACAAACTGTTGTGAGAACAACTGTTAATCAGGTACAAAATGCAGCAAGTCAGGCAGTTTACTCAGCAAATAAAGATATAACTGGAAGATATCAATATGTGGCAACTCTTGATGCAAGAACAAGTTCTATCTGTCAAAGGTTAGATGGTCAATTATTTAGATATGACCAAGGGCCAGTTCCTCCGCAGCATTTTAATTGTCGATCTACAACTGTTCCTGTTATTGATGATGACGACTTGGCGAGAGCATTTCCTAATACAAGACCAAGTGCAACAGGTCGTGTTCCTCAAGATACAAACTATGCAACCTGGTTAAAAGATAATCCTGATCTACAGGACAAGGTGTTGGGAAAAAAGAAAAGATATTTCAATTATTTGATGAGTCCAAAAAGAGGAACAAAACAACTTAATCCTACAAATGCGTTAAAAAAAATCATCCGTGAAGATGGAACGGAGTTAACATTAGTAGAGTTAGCTGATAAGTATAAAGATGCCAATTAAAAAAGGAAAGTCAAAAAAGACAATCACTGGAAATATTAGAATGTTAATGAAAGAAGGCAAGTCAAGATCACAAGCTGTGGCGATAGCTTTATCAACTGCTAAAAAACGTAAAAAGAAGTAAGATAAAGGCAGCTAATTATTTTCCTATGTACGGCTCACCTAAGAAAAAAAAGAAAATAAAGAAGGGAGGTAAAAAATAATGGGATATACATTTAAAGTCCAGACTTATGATGAGTCAAAGCCAAAGGTTGAAAACTGCGAAGTAAAACCTAAAGCTACAAAAAAGAAATCTAAGAAGTGACTAAAAAAGTAAGACGAGTTCCAAAGGATAAAAAGACAGGTGTTCCAAAGAAATATCTGTCTGGTTCTAAAAACAGGGCAGGTAAAGCGGCTGAGATTAAAAGGACTGCCGAAGCTTATAGAAAAGGCGAGTATATTGATATAAAGGCTGTATCTAAATCACGCACCAAACAAAATGTCTCAGGCAAAAAGAAGAAAACCACTAAGCGAAAAAGTAAAAAGTAGCTTAAAGGCAAAAGCAAAAGATACTAAGTTTTTTTATGGAGAACTTGCGGAGGTTTATCGCAAGGGGCAGGGTGCATATCTAGGATCTGGATCTCGTAATGTACCGATGGGAGCATGGGCAATGGGTAGAGTAAATAGTTATATGACAGGTAAAGGTGGGGCAAGAACAGCAGACGCTTCTATTTATACAAAGTACAATAAGAAAAGATAATGAAACTTACTACCAGACAAAAAAACACGCTTGCAAAACATCAAAAGACTCATGGTCATAGCAAGGTTCATATGGATTATATGAAACGTAAGATGAGAGAAGGCATGAGTTTCACTGATGCTCATAATATGGCGATGAGGAGAAAAGGAAAATGAGTATTAAAAGAGGCGGTCATACTTTTGAAAAGGTTGATAAACCGATCAGAACTCCAGGACATCCAAGTGGTAAGAGTCATGCGGTTGTTATCAAAAAAGGTGATGGTTTTAGACTTATAAGATTTGGTATGCAGGGAGCGAAGACAAAACCACCAAGAAAAGGCGAAAGTGACGCAGATAAGGCAAAAAGACGTTCTTTTAAGGCTCGTCATGCCAAAAATATTGCAAAAGGTAAGACCAGTGCGGCTTATTGGAGTGACAGAACGAAGTGGAGTTGATATATTAAATATTAATTATTGTTAAAATTTTTTATGGCTGAAGAACTAAACAAGCCCAATCCACCTGTGGATACAGCAGCGTTAATTGCAGAGGTTGAAGCACTAAGAAAAAGTAAAGCTGAATTATTGGATGATTACAAAAAAGCAAAAGAAGCTGCAAAGGCAGTACCACCTAATGTTGATGTTGATGCCTTGATTGCTTTTAAACAAAAAAAAGAACAGGAAGAGTTAGAGGCCAAGGGTAAATATGATGAAGCTATTGCAAAACAAGCTCAACAATATCGTGACGCAGAAGAATCAAAAAATAAAAGAATACAAGAACTAGAAGCAAAACAAAGACAGCTTGAGGTTGAAGCCCCAGCAGTAACAGCACTTGCTGATGTGGTACATGATCCAAGATATGTATTATCGCAAATAAACCAAGACCAGCTTGCAAGAGAAGCAGATGGCACTGTTGTTATCGTTGATGG